GTTTTAGCCTTTTTCACATCACCAGTTTGTCCCTGGAGATTATTGATTTCTTTTTGTATTTTATCAATCTCTTTTTGAAGTAACGATATAGAATCATTATTAGAATTAATCTTTTGTTGTTTCTGTCTTAGCTTATTAAGGTTTTGTGCTACTTCTTGTTGATTTACTTTTACTTCAGTAATCTTTTGTTCTAATTCAGACTTAGCGGTTTGTATTTCCTTGGCCTTTTCTTTAATAGATTTAATCTTTTTGTTTTTTAATTCTTCATCAATCTCTTGATCACATGTTGGGCAATTATCGTTTTCTTCATAAAATCTACTTTCTTCAACCATATCATGTATCTTATTATTGAATTGCATATCATATGAATTCATTTCAGATATTTTCTTTAATAGTTCCTGAGATGATTTTTCTTCAGATGATATTGATGCTGTAAGATTTTTAGATAAGTCTTTGCTTTCTTCAAAAAGTTTACTTATTTCAGATTTATGTACATCAATAGAAGATTGCTTACCTTCAATTTGATCTTTATTTAATGATTGTAAACTTTTAATATATTTACTCTGTGAATCTATTTTAGTTTTAGCAATATCAATCTGATGGTTTATATCAGTAAGTTCTTCTTTTATTTTAGCGTTTCTCTCTTTTAATAACATATTCATTTTAGAGAAAATGTTAATATCCAATAAATCTTCAATCACTTGCCTTCTTGACCAGGCGGGAAGTTGCATAAATGGTATGAAGGAACTACTACCAAGAACAACCACCTGATGAAATGATTTATGATTGAGTTTTAATATATTCTGTTCTAAGAATTGTTGGTAATCTCTTACATTAGATGCTTGGTTAATCATATTACCATTTTGCCATATTTCAAACTTGTTTGGCTTAATACTTCTGACTACTTTAAACTCTGAACCACCAGTTGAGAATTCAACGGATACTACCGCTCCTTTTTTTTTTTTTTTTTTTATAAGTTGAGATTTATTAATATCTCTATGAGCTCTACCAAATAATCCAAATGATAATGCATCTAGTAATGTTGATTTACCTGCACCATTTTGACCAACTATTAATGTTGTTGGTGAACGGTCTAATAATATTTTTATTGGGTCATTACCCGTTGAGAGGAAATTTTTCCACTCACATGATTTAAAATGTATCATACTACTTCTAAGTTTTGTGCTTCTGTGTAAAGCTTTCTTAATTCAATTTTTAAATGCTCTTTATCTAAATCTGTATCAACAGCGTCAACATATGAATCAAGTAGCTCCGTAGTATCTTCAAGGGAAACCTTCTCGTCTTCCACGCTGTCTCCAAGATACTCTTCAAAGGATTCTGCTATCTTTAATTCGTATGTATCTACATTTTGAAGTTTGTCAATAAACTTGTCAAACATATACAAATCATTTTTATTAATAACAATTAGTTTTATGAATTTCTTTTCAAATTGTTTCATATCTATTTTGTCATAATCAATTTTAGTGTCATCATATACTACTTTTTTAAATATAGTAATAGGATTTCTTACCGCTTCAATTTCTCTTGTCTCTGTATCAAGTACATGGAAATACTTAGGGTCATCTACGTCAGCCCAGGTAAATTCCATTTGAGAACCAAGATATTGAACATTGCCCTGATGTGATTTTGTATGGAAATGACCACTTAATACAGACTCAAACCTAGAGAATATATCAGCATTCATTCCGTGAGGGTTTGGTATACCCGCCATCATATCAAATCCTTTTAATTCTAAATGAGCTCCAAGAATAGATGCTTCACATTGTTGAGCCCATTCTGTATACTCTTTATAGTTACTATTATTAATCCATGGTATAACAGCTACCTTAAGTCCATCATAATCTAATACTGTTGGCTTCATGCAGATGTTAACGTTTGATGTAAAGTAACCAAGTAATTCTTTTAAAGAACATAGCTCATTTGTATTTTTATAATATACATCATGATTACCTGGTATAATATCCATTGTCATACCATATTCTTTAAGAGGTTCTAGGAAATGTTTTCTATTTGTATTCAGTGCTTTAAAATTAACAAACTTACGATGTTCATAATAATCACCTAAGTGTAATACATTTTTAATTCCATGCTCTTTACAGTATGGGAAAAATACTTCAGTATAAAATCTACCTTGGTACTCTAAAAATATATCAGATGAATTCCTAACACCACAATGTGTATCATTTAATATTGCTACTTTCATAAACCTAGCCTAGCTTTTCTCATCGCTCGTCTGTACTTAACAGCCATCTCACGATAGTATTGTTTTACATATGCTCTTTTAGCTTTACGTTTAATTTCTTTAGTGAAAAGTTTCTTTCGTCTTCTTTCCGCTCTTAATAATTGTTTAGTACTTAATTTTTTCATTACATGAATAACTCTAGTTTTTCCATTTTCTTTTTTTCTTCTTTTGCAAATGTCTTAATAGCTTCGTCCTTGGTTCTTACTTTTCCAATTCTCTCCCTTAATGTATCAACATATGCCATAGTCTCTTGGGCTCCTGCTTCGTCCATACCCATTTGAGTGAAATCTTCGATACCCATCTTTTCAATAAACTTAAATTTAATATCTTGTTGTCTTTTTTCTTTAGTGATTCTTCTGATAAAGGCAAAGTAACATATTTGTGTAAAGTATGAGAATGCATTTGGTTTACCTGTTCTTGTGGCTGTTTCAATTTTATAATTTCCGATAGCCCTTAAACAATTTTCTACCGCATCCATTACCATTTCTTCACGATAAGTATATCTTACAAAGTTTGGTCTATGAGATAATCCTTCGGCTATTTTAATAAAACATCTTGCGATGTAATCAGTAACCTTAGGTATTTCATCATCATTTGAACGAGCTTCTTGAACTGTTAATGCATAATCATATACAGCCTGAGAAAACTCTTTGTTATTTACATAATGTGCTTTATTCTTAGCCATTATAATTCCTCCATAATAGATTATATTATACCACAGTTATTATGTAATGTAAATAGTAAATTCTTTTATTTATTTTCATATTAGCTATTTACACATCTTAATTTGTATGGTATAATAATATAGATATCCGGAGGAGGGTAGTATATACAATTAATGAACTGTGTCAGGAATATCTGAGTCCGAGTCCAAACCTTCTTCCGAATATTTGTCAATCAATTTTTGTTCGTATTCTTCAAGTATCTCTTGTTCAGAACGATGTTTTTCTGGAACATGAGTTGTCATTGATAAAGCCAATTTCACATAACTCTCTTTTGCATTATCTGTTATTGGTACATGCTGAACGACATGGTTCTTCATAATCTTAAACATCTTAGCACTAGAAAATGGAAACCACGGTGAGAATTGATAACTGCCTAGAATGTTAGAAGATACTGTGAGTGGTCTTTCGAGAATCCAATTATCATCGTTTTTCACTGATACTAGTGCGACAATCTCATCTCCATTGACGAGTTTAAAGTGTCTTACATTTAAGGCTTTTATACTTTTCATATATTATATTTATAATTTATAATCAAACAACTTATAGTTAAACTTCTCTTTACTGTATATTTTTATTCTTTCCGCAGCATGTGTTAATGTATAATTCTTCTTAGATTTCCAATGTAAATCATCTGCAATATCGTATACAGTAGTATTTATACCATCTCCACTCTTCCTTAATCCTCTTCCGATTGATTGAAGAACCCTAATTTGCGACTTACTAGGTGAAGCAAAGATGATGTTATGTAAACGCTTAATATTAATACCTGTAGAAAAAGTACCCATGGAAGCAACGATAATCGCATCTTTTTGGGTTTCGGTAATCTCACGGATTTGTTCTCTCGTATCGACATCTGTTTCTCCTGATACATAGAATAATTTTCTATCTCCTGTTATTCTTTTCTGCAATAATGAGTGTAATGGTTTACCATGTTTTTCTACATATTGAAATAATATTAATGTATTTCCATCTTTACATGTTTCTTTAGCTAAGTTACATATAAATTCGTTACGTTCTTCATACTTAACTATAAAATCAAGTTCATCTTGGTATTTTAAACCTGATACTATTTTACATATCTCATCACTATATTTAAGTAAACATATTTTAATATTTAATTGTGATAAGTCATTATTGTCTATAAGTTCTTTTGTAGTTGTGACCTGATATACAGGGCCAAACAATCCTTCTAATACTAACTGATGTGTTTGTGAACCATCTAGTGTTCCTGTGGTACCTATTCTATATTGAGCTTCAGTACATTTTTCCATAATGGCTGTCAATGATTTAGCTTTAAAGTTATGAGCTTCATCACCAATCACCATACCAAAGTCCAAGAACCAATGACCTGGTAATTTATATATCGATTGCCATGTGCTAATAAGACATCTTTGTTTTAAT